TATTATTCTTTTAATCGCTGCTGCGGCAGCTTATTGGCTGTTCTTTAGAACACAAGCTACACCACCAGCACAGGTTTCTACACCTGTTGCACCATATAAGGTTGATGAGCCTGCTCCTGTAGCAGAAGCGCCAGTTGTTATTGCAGAAGTTGTTGAGGCTCCAAAAGTCGAAACTGCTCCTGTTAAACAACCACGTAAGCCTCGTACTCCTAAAGTTGCAGTTGCTGATGTTAAACCAGTAGTTGTTAAAAAGGTTACAGGGACTAAAAAGCCGGCAGCGGCAATTAAAACTCCTGTAAAGAAGCCAAAGGCTCCAAAAGCCTAATGAAAAAGCCCCGAAAGGGGCTTTTTTTATTATTTTTTATTTTACAGGATATTCAGCTCTTTAGCACGATCATGTAATGAAAAACTGGCAAGGTTTTTTCCCTTGCTTTCACACATGATATCATGTGTTGCTAAAAAGCTCAGTGCCCAGTCATTTACTGCTGAATTCCAGTAGAAGTTAGAATGTGCTCTGAGCTTTTGCTTTTTGTGTCCAGCTTCTAGTAACTGTGCATAATCAGGTAGCGTTTTACTGCAATGATCTTTAAGCCACTCTTCTCGGCTGACACTATAATGCATTGCCGGGCGAACACCTCGCCAGCTATCGATTACACGTAGAACTCTATCGTCGGAGGGTTGAATGTAGTCTCCTGTACGGACCCAGTGATGGTGTACGTCAAGCACGAGGGCACAATGCTTTTGCAGTTCGAGGCTGCTTTCGATTCCCCAGGCGTTTTCGTCGTTTTCAATGGTAATACAATTTCTTGCTTCTGGAGTGAGTCGTGAAAGAGCATCGATGATGCCGGCTGGACCTCTTCGACCCGATATGTGTACATTGATCTTAAAGTCCTGGAACGACTTTCCGTATCCCATCCAGCGTACCATGTCTGCATGATATTCAAATTCTTCAATACTGCGGTTTACAATATCATCTGACTCAGATGCCAAGACAGTAAACTGACCAGGATGAACAGACAACCGAACGTTAGCCGCACGAGCCACAGCTCCCACTTTTCCAAACTCTCTTTCACAAAAGGCTCTAACGTCGGATAGCCCATAGAAGAACTTCCAGCGAGGCTCAGTATATACAGGTAGTATATCGCTGCTGAGTCGTACCATTCTAAGATTTTCATTGAGTGCTCCTACACGTTCGACCAGCAAACGAGTAGACTCGATGTTACCTTTTACAAGGTCCCATAGTTTTTCTTCGGCTACATGCTGGCTCTGTCTATTTAACCAAGATACGGTAGTAGAGCCGGTATTGTATTGTTTAGCATCGTCTTTAGGCTTGATTCCGTTCACTTGATCCGGGCGATCAATCCATTTACAGGCAAATCCAATTTTTTTCATGAAATCCTCGAAACTTTCTGTTATTAGTCAATGCACAATTATAGCACATTTTTAATAATTTTCCTAGGCATTGTCCGAATTAGTGTATTTGGATAGAAGGTCAGTACTGTGTTGTGGTACACTAATGGTAGTATCAATATTGGTTATTTTTTCCAATTCAAGTTGATACACTCGTTTTCTTAAATCACTACTACTATACTGGTGTTGTCGTTTGTGATAATGTAAATCTATTCCGTTATTAAGACAGTATTGTTTTCCAGTAAAGTCTCTATTTAGGTATTCTTCACTGAGGAATCTAATATGTATAGTTTGAGTTTGAATTAAATTAAGTAAATCTTGTTCAGTTTGATAGACTAAAATTTCATCAACATATTTACAACCCTGCAACTGTACATATCTTTCATAGATGCTTTGGACTGGTTTATTTTTAATTCCAGGCCGATCGATAGTAGGATCAACCTGTAATGCAACTTTTAGATAATCGCACATTTCTTTTTCCATCTTGAGCATTGTAACATGCCCGGCATGGAACAGATCGAATGAACTGCAATTAAACCCTATTTTCATCAGTGTCGTCCTTTTTAGACAATGCCCACGATCCGTCGCTATTATCCGACCAAATTAGTGTATCTCCTTCAGTCCATCCCTGTAATTTTAATAATTCTGGTGGTAATGGCAATATTGCATCACCTGTCTCGAGATCTTCTTCAACAGTTATGATCCATTTTTTAGGAGGAAGCACAACACTAATGACATTCATAGTACGCATTGCTCGCCATGCCTGCATGTCAGTACACCATACGGTTATAAGATCAAAATTAATAGGTGCTTCTGTTTCTACAATATCATCTTTCAATACTCGTGTTGACGGCGGCATTAGATCTTCTCTAAGTGTGCAAGGCATTGATCGTAGCTCACCATTAACTTTTGTAAAATTAACAATGCACTCGTATTCGCTCAACATCGATTTAATAGCATGATACCGAACTTCTATAGGATCTTTGCTTTCAGTAAAATCCAAAGCTGGGGGAGTATAATTATGTTCCATGATTTATTTTACACGATATTACGGAAATAGTCGATTGTTTTGAGTAAACCTTCTTCCAAATTAATTTTTGGTTCCCAGTTTAACATAGACTTTGCTACAGAAATATCCGGACGGCGCTGCCTTGGGTCATCTTGTGGCAATGGCTGTTGTAGAATTTGGCTCTTACTGCCAGTTAGTTCGATAACCTTTTGTGCCAACTCCCACATGGTAAACTCACTCGGATTACCAATGTTAATTGGTCCAATGAAATTATCATCTAGATGATTCATATGTGCCTGCATGGCGTCTAAAAGATCGTCGACATAACAGAAACTGCGAGTTTGCATTCCGTCTCCGTATAAAGTAATATCTTTACCTTGGAGTGCTTGAACAATAAAATTACTGACAACTCTGCCGTCATTTTGTGCCATTCTCGGACCATATGTATTGAAAATACGAACAATTTTAGCACGAACATCGTGAGTGCGGTAGTAGTCCATAAACAGTGTTTCGGCGGCACGTTTGCCCTCGTCGTAACAACTGCGGATACCAATTGGGTTTACATTTCCCCAATATGATTCTGGCTGTGGATGAACTTGTGGGTCGCCGTATACTTCACTAGTACTAGCTTGCAAAATTTTGGCGCCTGTTCTTTTAGCAAGTCCTAATAGGTTGTGTGCTCCTAACACATTGGTTTTCATAGTATGTATAGGATCCCACTGATAGGCCTGAGGACTAGCAGGACACGCTAAATTATAAATTTCGTCAACTTCTACATAAAGCGGAAAACAAATGTCTTGACGGATAACTTCAAAATTTTTGTTATCTAATAAGTGAGCAATGTTATTTTTACTGCCTGTAAAATAATTGTCTACACACAATACGTGATGCCCATCTTTTACTAATCTATCGCACAGATGACTTCCTAAGAAACCTGCACCACCTGTCACTAATATTTTTTTCATTTATTTTCCTTTATTTCCTGCCACACTTTTTCTTCTATTTGTTACAGCCTTCTTACGATCTTTCCTTTTTTGATTAATTGAAGATTGTACTGTGCCGCACCATCCTAAAATATCATAACATATTTTAGGATCTATGTCTAATTTATTCTTTATATCAGTTAAGAATTTATTAACAATTGCCGTTTGTTCGTTGTTAAATGGTTTCTTAGTATAATGATAGGTATCAGTTAACCTTTTCAATGTAGTCGATACTATTGGATTCATTCTTTATCCTTGTTTGACAAAATAATATCCCCTTCAATCGGCCAGTTAATTCTGTACCTGTTCCAATTAAAGTTTTCTTCTTTTGATTTGTTATACGGAGCATCTACAATGTACTGTACAATAGCTGCATCCGACAGCACTAAGTATCCGTGTGCATATTGCGGGGGAATAAGTAATGCACGTGAATTATCTAACTGTATGCCAAACCATTTGCCAGTTTCTGGATCAAGCACTACATCAAATATAGTACCGGTTATTGGCATAACCAATTTAGTTTGATCTTGTCTATGCATTCCTCTCAATACATTATATTTCGATGTTGCGATATTCAGTTGACGGAATGTACCTCGCATGTCATCATTAGCCGTGTTCCATAGTTCACAAAAATTTCCACGATCGTCCGAATATAATGTGTGATCAATGACTTTCACCCCTGGTAATAATTCTGTCATTTTTTGTCAACTGGTTGCACAATACCGTACTGCGTGTATAGCCAAGAAATAAATCGTTCAACATCTATGTTTGGGCTTACTTGTTTTGCGTATTCTCTATATGCTATGGTCACTCTTTCTAACCAATCCTTATCTGTCATTTGCATTTTTTATTAATTCCACTACTTGTTTAGCTGTTGCGGGACTCAATGTCCAGCCTAAATGGCCATGCCCTGCATGATAAAATATATTATCAATCTTTTTACTTTGACGTACAACGGGCATCATGTTTGGAGTCATTGGACGCAAACAGGCCCATTGTGTGTAATCGTGTGTATTGATATTAGGAAAGTTTTCGTGTACCCAATCTAACAATGGCTGAATACGATCTCGTCTAATGTCGTAGTTTTCCCCTGCAAGTTCAGCAGTACCTGCAACACGGAAACGATTCCCTAATGTTGATGTAACAATCTTTGCTTGATCATCTAATAAACTTACTGTGGGCAAATATTTCTTATTAACATTATTAATAGTAATACTATAACCTTTAACCGGATAGATATCTAAACTTTCACCTACACTATTAGCTAACTTTTCAGACCCAACTCCGTTAGCAACAACAACGGCATCGTAGTATGATACTTCTTCAATGTGATTAATCTTCCAGCTATAGTGAAAGGTAACACCGTATTTGTTTTCTAAAATGCTTGCTAATTGGTAGCAGAACTTATGTATATCGCCTGTCCAATCGTGCCATGTCCATGCACCACCTACAATACCATTAACCCCACCTAATGTTCTCTCCAATGCCGCAGTTTGCATAGGCCCTAATATATCCCATGCCGCTCCGCTACTTTGATAGATAGATTGTGCCTGTTTGGCACTTTCAAAATATGCAAGATCTTTGTAAAAGTGTAAAATGCCGCTAGGACTTTGATCGAAACTCATCCCTTCTTCAACACCAATCTCTTTGTATAGCTTACTAGCTTCTAATCCCAACTTAATAGTTGTTTTTGTATTTTCTTCGTAAACGTCTGTAGCGGTGTAGTAAAGAAATTTAGCCATCCACTTCCATTGTGCCCAATCTAGTCTAGGTCGGATTAGCAATGGGGCATCTTTCTTGAACATCCACTTAAAGCCTTTTTTAACATTGCTCCAGGTAGTCCATACTTCGCTATTGCTAACAGACACTTGCCCGCCATTAGCAAAGCTAGTCTTCATTGCAGGATAACGTTCCTGTTCGTAAACAGTTACGTTATATCCTTCTCGAGCAAGGTAATAGGCTGTAGTGAGTCCGGCAATGCCGGCACCTATGACTGCTACGTTTTTGTTCATGCAAACAAGTCCTCGTTCCACTCACGATGACCTTCTCTAAAAGCCATGTTAGCCTGTGTTTCACGTACTTCTACGCGATAGCACCAAAGTCTATCTGCTTCGCCTTGTCCCCACATTTCCGGAATGTAGACGCCGTTGACAAACTTATAGAGCATGTCGCTAAGTCCTTCACAACCTAGTTTAGGTAGCACAACAATCTTAGCCATGTTCTTTTCCTGTAGCATTTTGAATGTAGCCATTTCTGGATCATCTTGTGCAACAATAAGCGTATGGTCAAACTGATCTTCTAGAATCTTTTTAAGTTCTTTAAGTCCACCGTAGTCAGCCGCCCAGTTACGAACGTCTAGGTCATTGGTTCCAAAGTAGAACTTCATTGAAAAACTGTAACCGTGAATTAGATTACAGTGACTATCAGCACGCCACTGGCGGTAAGCGCAAGGAAATGCGTCGTGATATTCTTTTGTCGAAGTGTACTTATAAAGTACGGGTTGTAGATTTGCCATTATTTTCTCCTATGTTAATTATAGCATAGGTGGCAGAGTTTATATAGCGGGAGTGACACCAAGGCCGCTGTAACATACATTGCAATATTATGTTGCATTGTTATATTATACAGACAGATATTTATTTTGTCAAGTTATCGGGGAAATTTTTTTTGAGTTGTGCTCGAATATCTACGACAGCATCGTTTAGATCGAGTAGCACTTCAATTTCATTATGCTTGGTTGCTAATAATGTTTTGATCATTCGCATGGTCCAATACCACCATGCTGCACTTATTGTTAATCCGAAAGAAAGAGCTGCCCATAATAAGTGATGTTTTTCTAGATCATTCCAATCGATTAAGATGAATATAATAGTTACAACGGTACCAGCTCCTAACATCGTCCACTTTTGTCGATGTTTATCAATTAACTCTAACTCTTTAATATGCGTAGCTAGTTTTTCTTTCATTATCCTGCTATTAAACCAAACGGCGCCCAGCTACCTGGATTTCCGCTAGCAGTACATACCCATCCAATATACTTAGAAGGCAACGGCTCAGAATTCCAAATAATATCACCTTTTTGGTATGATCCTTCTGTTGGTTGATTATCTGCTGTTGCGAATAGCTTACCCTGGAATTTAATATTTCCGGCAACTTCTAATGCTTCTTTAGGATTTTTAACATTTATGCCTACCTTACCATTTAAGATAGTTTGCGTACTTTCTGTACCTAATGTAATATTTCCGTTTTGGCCAATACTTACTCGAGTTTGATTTCCTGTAACAAAATCTAACCCTTTATTATTATAAGTTCCTACTTTAGCATTTCCGTGTTCATTGCCTTCGACAACAAACTCGACATCATACACATTATCATATATAGAAAATAATGCGTTAGACTCTTCAATACCGATGCTAAATCTTTGACTAGCAGGGCTAAAAAATACAGTATCACCTAAGTTAACATTGCCGCCAACCTTTAACTCTTTTAGTGTTCCTATTTTTCTCAAATTACTTGAAACAACTGTAGCACCTAATTCGCTGTAAGATAATAACGGTGTGCCGTCTACAATAATAGCCTTATCGGAAGGTAGTTCTAAATGTTCAGAAAAGAAGAAACGATCTGGATTAGATCTGTATACTAGTTGTTTATTCTGAACTTTATCTGCCCAGATTAAACCAGTACCTGAAAGATCAGTACCTTCCGGTGCTGCAAAAGTAAGAAATTTCTTTTCAAATCTCGAATCTGCAATAATCTCAGTGGTCTTAATTAACCCAACGTCTAGCACTCCGTGTATTTTGACGTTGCCCCTAAAAGTAATCTTGTCGTCCGATAAAACTAGGACCTGTTGTGTGGAGTTATCTAAAATTCCGTTGATTTCTGACATTGTTGTATCCCGTTAATAATAGCCCATCTCTTATTCGAGTTATGGTGTTTCTACTATTTAGCAGGATTACTGCTAGGCGCTTGCCTTGATCTTCTACAATCATGATAAGGCATCCGCCGCTTGCCCGTATCCAACCGGTCTTACTAAGCAACACATGATTGTCTTTGCTCACTAGATAGTTGGTAGTTCTAAAATCAATATATCGTTTCTTTTTGCCGGAAATTTCGACTCTTAATGACGATTTTGTTGAAAAATCTCGTATAATAGGATATGAATATGCATAATTTATCAACTTAATAAGATCACGTGCTGTGCTTAAATTGTCAGTATATAGGCCTGTAGGATCTGAAAATTGACTATCTAGCATATTCAAAACTCTTGCCTTTGCATTCATAGCTGCAATTGCCGCTTCTTCCCCGCCCGGATAGTGCATTGCTAATGTTTTGGCCGCACCATTATCGCTACTCATAAGAGTAATAAGCAATAAGTTTGCCCTAGTTATAGATGCTCCGTTAGGCAGCTTAGAACTAACTCCCTTAAATGGCCGATATACAATTACTTCGTTCAAGTCTTGGCCTGCATCTAACACCACTATAGATGTCATTACTTTAGTAATAGATGCAATACTTCGTATTTCCAGAGAATTTTTTTCTGTAATAATTTCCCCAGTATCTAAATCCTGTACAACATAGTTTGTGGCCAACACACTATGTTGTACAGCTTGTTTAGCATAAACTGGGGTAATTAACGCATTAAAGACAATTAGAGCTTTAATTACGCTTTTCAACAATTTTATCGATAAGTCCATATTCAAGCGCCTCCTCGGCACTCATAAATTTATCCCTTTCCATGTCAGAAATAAACTGTGCGTATGTCTTACCCTTGCTGTTATGCTTGACATAAAGTTCAGTTAAAACCTTCTTCATTTTTAGAATTTCTTCAACCTGAATCTGCATGTCGGTTGCCTGTCCACGTGCGCCACCCGATGGTTGATGAATCATATGTCGAGCATTTGGCAACATATATCGTTTTCCGGCAGCACCCGAATTGGCTAATAGTGATCCCATCGAACATGCTTGTCCCATTACATAGGTGCAAACATCGGGCTTGATAAATTGCATAGTATCATAAATGCTCATACCTGCGGTAACAACACCACCGGGACTATTAATGTAAAAATGTATATCTTTATCTGCATCTGAACTTTCAAGATGTAGAAATTGAGCAACAATAACATTAGCACTATGATCGTCAACTGGCCCGTTTAAGAAAACAATTCGCTCATTGAGCAATCGACTGTAAATGTCAAACGCTCTCTCACCTGTTCCAGTCTTTTCAATGACCATTGGAATTAAACTCATTATCGATAATCCTTATCTAATTTTGTATTTGTTAGGCCAGCAACGACCTGAAAATTGTCCCACGCTTTCTTTGCCGCAGAATTGCGATTTAGTTCTTCACTAGGCAGTACTGTTTCGAGCCAAAACTCAGGGCGCCTGCTGGGCCGAGCTCCGAACTTTCTAGGCTGATGCATCTTGCCAGCTGTATAGAGCATGATACTCACACTACGGAATTTTTCTTCGTCTTCCTTACTGTGGAAGTTGTAATTGCCCCATTCGGGATTGCTCATGCCACCTAAACAGTAGCCTTCCCAAATTCCTGCCCACTGGCCGTCATCTCGTGGATCAAAATCTGTACGAGTGATCAGCACTAGTACATCTTTAATATCTACACGTTCCTCAACAATGTCGAGGATGCATCGGCTATAACTTAGTCCAATTTTCATTCTGCAAACCTTTCTTTTCTTGCGGCTTCTCGTTCTTCAAAATGTTTATCACATACGTTTCTAATCCAACCGGTGGTCTTCTTAGTAGCAGGTGCACCGCAGTCTTCGCAAACGGCATCGGCCCATGCTTCTGCCATACGCACCATTCCTTGTATTTTATCATCTCCACCGTCATAGTAGAAGCGTAGTCCGCCAAACTTCTCTTTGATCTGTGCTACTACTACCTGTTCAACAACAGGGCGTGTCTCACGATTCTTATTGATCCAGTTGAGGTAGTGTTGGATATTGCTACACAATGCTTCCATAATAGGCCACCAGCCTTTGCCTACAGCAATACCACCATACGGCTGTGAGAACATAGCAGGATACTTTTCGGTTAGACGTTTTTCAAATGCATCATATTCTTCACTCA